GGTAGATATACTCTGGATATGGTCAGAATTGATGACAAAATTAGAGAAGTCATTACTGACATTAAACTCGAGGAAGCTAAAATTGCAAATAGAGAAAATGCAATTGATAGCGCTGCCGCTCAAGTTTCTGTGGCTACTTAAATAAAAGCCACATCGTTGAAATACGTACATTCACTACGCAATCTCTTGCACTCTACTCAAAACTACTATATAAAAAAATCACTATACAATTAATTAGAACATAGACGCGTATAGTCGACGGCCTAGAGACTATGTTCGGAAACTAGGAGGATAAAATTATGGCAAACACTACATTTTCTGGACCAATATTAGCTGGTAATATTAGAAATACTACTGGAACTACTGTTGGAACAGACGTAAAAAACACAGGACAAGTATTAATGTCCCAAACATTCTCGTTCACGTATGCAGTTGAAGGTGCAGCGACGGACACGAATGTTATAATCCCAGCTAACTCTCAGATAGTATCTGTTGATGTTAACGTAGAAACTGCGTTTAACGATACAGGTTCTGATATACTTGAGGTTGGTTCATCTGCAGATACTGATTTGTATGTTAATGATACAGACATATCAGCAGTAGGATCAATAGCTATGGGAACAGCTGCACTGTGTGCAAACTGGAAAGATATTGGAACTTCTGACATAAGAGTTGGTTACATCTACAATGGTGCAAACAATGACGCGTCAGCAGGGGCTGCTACAGTAACTATTAATTACTTGCAGAACAATAACCTTTCATAATAAATAATTAAAGTGCTCCTTCGGGAGCACTTTTTAAGGAGAACAACATGTCAATAACATCAAAAGTTAGACAATCTGTGATACTAACTGCAAGTGGACAAGTACAAAAATTGATTAGTGGAAGCGCTGCAAATATTACTAAAGCAAATATTATGAACGTATTTGCAATGTCAAGTGCAGCAAATGCTGAAATTAAAATTTATAATGAAATTGGTTCGGGTGCAACTGCTTCTGCATTAATTTTTCATGGTAAGTTTGGAACAGCAGCTGATCATGTTCACGAGTTTAAATTACCAGGAGCTGGTATTTATGCTGATACAGGGATGTACGCAGTTTTAGCTAACATAGACTTTTTTTATGTAGTCGGAACTTTCTAAGGAGTAGCCGATGGCAAATACTACATCCGGCGCTTATGCATTTGATCAAAACCTTGCAATTGATGATATTATTGCAGAGGCTTATGAAAGACTTGGTCTAGTTGGTACCGCCGGTCATCAAATTAAAAGTGCTAGAAGATCTTTAAATATTCTTTTTCAAGAATGGGGAAATAGAGGACTTCATTTTTGGGAAGTTGGCGACACGAATATTGATTTAACTGAGGGCACTCAAACTTATACATTTTATAGAAATAGTTCAGACGGAACAAGTGATACCACAACTCCTGTTAATGGAGTATATGGTATAAGTGATATTATGTCCGCTTCTTATAGAAGTGATTATAATACAACTGAACAAACTGATTTACCTTTAACAAAAGTAAGTAGAGATACTTATGCTGCTTTTTCAAATAAACTAGTTAAAGGAACTCCAAGTCAATTTTGGATTCAAAGATTCATAGATAAAACTACAGTTACAATTTATCCGACTGCTGGTTCTACTCAAGCAAGTAATTATATTAATATTTATTATGTAAAAAGAATTCAAGATGCAGGAGCATATACTAACGCATCTGATGCGCCATATAGATTTATACCATGTATGGTGTCAGGACTTACATATTATTTATCACAAAAATATGCACCACAAAGAACACAAGAATTTAAATTATTATATGAGGATGAATTAGCTAGAGCGTTACAGGAGGATGGATCATCAGCTAGTGCGTACATAACGCCTAAGACTTATTATCCAAATATATAATGGCACGATTTGCAAAAGGTACAAATGCATTAATGATTTCTGACCGTTCTGGTGCAGCATTTCCATATAGAGAAATGGTGCAAGAATGGAATGGTCTTTGGGTACATATATCTGAGTATGAACCTAAACAACCACAAATAGATCCAAGGCCCGTGGGCGCTGATCCACAAGCTTTGCAACATGCAAAACCTGCAAGAGTAGAATTTGCAGTACAAGATATTTTACCAAACAATCCATTTACAACAACAGGTGCTTCAAAAGTTTTAAGTGTTTCATTTCCAAACAATGGTTTAAATGCGGGCACATCGTATGTAAGATTTAGTGATATTAAACAAGCAGTGGGTGGAGTTGCAATTACAACTTTAGAATTATCTACAACGCTAAATGGAGCTTTGACTGATTCAGCTACGTCTATTGTATTGACTGATGGATCTGAATTTCCAACAGCAGGATATATTGTTATAGAAAAAGTTTGGACAGAAGCTGATTTAACAGCAGGTACAATTACTGATCCTTTATTAGTTGGAACTTATCAAAATGAAACTATTAAATATACAGGCAGATCCACACATACATTAACAGGATGCACTCGTGGAACAGCGGCTCCTTATAGAGGAGTAACTTTGTCAGATACATCTGCTAATGCTCATTCTTCTGGTGCAAAAGTTTATGGATCTTATTTAGCTACAGCTATTGGAACAACAGTAATAGTGGGTCCTAAAGCATCACAAACAGAAACACTATATAATTCATTAACAGTGCCTTTAGTATCTAATGCTACAAGCACAGCAACAGGAGGCGGTTTTCAGTGTACAATTGGACCCGTTAATGATAGAGGTTAATTATGGCTGGTTATACATATTCAAATTTAGTTACTGATATTAGAAATTATACTGAGGTAGATAGTAACGTTTTTACTTCTGCTATTATAAATAGATTTATAGAAAATTCAGAATATAGAATTGCTTATGATCTTCCTATGGATTCAGATAGAAAACAATCAGAAGCTCAATTAGCAACAGACTTCAATAGTATAAATGTTCCTGCAGGATGTTTATTTGTAAGAGCTGTACAAGTATTTCCTTCTACAACTGCAAGCACCGGACAAGGTGTCTATTTGGAAAGAAGAGATCAAACTTTTATACAAGAGTATGTAGGAGAATTAACAGGTGACGAAGGTAGCCAAAGTGGTCAAGATACTACTGGTTTACCTAAATATTATTCTATGTTTGGAGGAGCAACTGGAACAGGATCAACTACTTCTGGAGCCATATATTTAGCTCCTACACCAGACGCTAATTACAAATATATTATTCATTGGAACAAGATTCCACCAAGCTTAGAAACCGATACTTCAGGGACATATGTGAGTAAATATTTCCCCCAAGGACTTTTATACTGTTGTTTGACAGAGGCATATTCTTATTTAAAAGGTCCAGCAGACATGTTGACTTTATATGAACAAAAGTATAAACAAGAACTACAAAAGTTTGCAGCAATGCAAATTGGGAGACGAAGACGAGACGATTATACAGATGGTACTATCCGTATACCGATTCAGTCACCGCCTCAGTAATTAGGAGATAAATTATGGCAATAACATCGGCAATAGCTAACAGTTTTAAAGTAGAAATTCTACAGGGCGGACACAATTTTAATGATTCAAGTGGAGCACCAACAGGTAACACTTTTAAACTTGCATTATATTCCAGCAACTCAGCAACTTTAAGTAAATCAACAACTGCTTATGCAGCACCAACAAGTGCGTCAGCAGATCCAACAAGTACATACGAAGTAACAACTACTTCATCTGGTTACACAGCTGGAGGAAATACTTTAACAGCAAGTGCTGATCCAGTTTTATCTGGAGACACAGCATGTGTTAAATTTAATGATACAAGTTGGACATCAGCTTCATTTACAGCAAGAGGATGTTTAATTTATAATACTACAGCTGTTACAGGATTCACAACTAACAGAGCGGTCTGTGCAATTAATTTTGGTTCAGACAAAACTGTAACAAGTGGAACTTTCACGATAGAATTTCCTGCTCAAACAGCTACAAACGCAATCGTTCAGATAGCATAAGGAGGAAATCCTTATGGCATCCATTTGGGGCGGCGATTCACCTTCAGTAGGTTGGAATCAAAACGCATGGGCTTCTAATACTATTTCAGTTTCTTTAACAGGACTTTCAGCTACATCAGCCGTTGGAAGTTTAACAGAATTAATAGAAGTAAAACCTGGGTGGGGTACTTTAAATTGGGGTGAAAATGGTTGGGGCACTGTTGAATCTGCAGTTTTCCCATTAACAGGATTATCTGCCACTACTTCTGTAGGAACTTTAGATCCTGCTGATCAAGTAATGGGATTAACAGGAATAAGTTCTACAAGTTCTGTTAGTTCATTATCAGTTAGTTCTTCAAACACAACTACACTTTCAGCGCTAAGTGCAACTTCATCTGTTGGAGCATTGGATCCTGCAGATCAATCAATGGGTTTAACTGGCCTAACAGCTACATCAGCCGTAGGTGCGTTATCACCTGCTGATGTAATAGGAATAACAGGTTTAAGTGCAACTTCGGCTACTGGATCACTAACAATTACATCTAACCCAACTTTCCAATTAAGCGGAGTTGTAGCTACAAGTTCTTTAGGTTCATTAACAGTTACACCATTAACCCCAGTTGTATTAGCTGGTCAATCGGCTACATCAAGTGTTAATAGTGTAACCACTGTTCAAGCAAGTGTGGCTAGTCTAGTCGGGCTAGGTCAAACAGCTACTACTTCCGTAGCAGATGAATTAATATTAAGGTATTATCAAGAATTATATCCTCGTACGAGTGCTTCATATAGTGATAAGACACCTAGAACTAGCGCTTCATATAGTAATAAGACACCTAGAACTAGCGCCTCATATACGGATAAAGTAGCTTCATAATTATGTTTGACTTAAAACTAAAGAAACAATATAAACTAAAAAACTAGGAGATTTTAATAATGTCATCATCAACATATACACCTCTCGGCGTAGAATTAATGGCTACTGGTGAAAACGCCGGTACTTGGGGAACAAAGACTAATACTAATTTAAATATTATAGAACAAATTCAAGGTGGGTTTAAAGTTCAAACTTTAAACGCTGCAGGATCTGGAGCAAACACTACAGCTCTTGCTGTATCAGATGGGTCTACTGGAGCAACTTTAGCTACAAGAGTAATTATATTAGGTGCAGTTTCTCCTGAAGCAATTACAGGCGCTAAAATTGTAACAGTTCCTAACGATGTTGAGAATTGGTACTTAGTTAAAAATAGTACAAGTGGAGCATACACTGTTCAATTTAAAACAGCTACTGGATCAGGTGGAACGGTTACATGGTCTACTACAGATAAAGGATATAAACTTATTTACGTTGATGGTGCAGGTAGTAATCCTAGCGTGATCGATGTTTTTTCTGCTTTTTCAGAAATTACATTAAATAATCAAAATGCATTAAAACTAAATGATGCGGATAACTCTGCTTATATAGGTATTAAATCGGCTGCTACAGCAACTTCTTATACGTTAACTTTACCAGCTGCAGTAGGAGCTTCAAGCACAGCTTTAGTAACTACAGATGGTTCTGGAACACTGGGGTGGACAGCAACATCAACTTTTGGTATAACAACAGGAAAAGCTATTGCAATGGCAATGATTTTCGGGTAAGAAACAAAAAGGAATTAAATTATGGCAAACCCAAATATAGTAGCAGTATCAAATATTTTAGGTGGAAACTTAGGTTGGAATTTATCTAACACATTAACTGCAACTTTAGCAACAGTTGCTGCAGACAAAATTGTAAAAATTAATAGAATTACAGTAGCAAATGTTGACGGAACAAATGCAGCTGATGTTAATTTATATATTGATGGTTTAACAACTGCTGGAGCAACAGGATTTGCTGGCACAGGTGCTAGTGCCACAGTTTATATAGCAAAAACAGTTTCGGTCCCTGCTGACGCAACGTTAGTTTTATCTGATACACCTATTTATTTAATGGAAGGCGACATACTCAAAGGTGGCGCAAGCGCTACTGGGGATCTAGATTTATTCATATCATATGAAGTATTAGACGACGCGTAGGAGGTTTAAATTATGGCTGGCAATGGCGGAATAATTGGACCTACTAACACAACGTCTTTTGGAAAAAATAAAGTTACATCCAAAGCATCTACAGGAACAATAACTACACAACCAGGCACAAGACTTGTTGATACTTTAGTTGTTGCTGGTGGTGGAAGTGGAGCAAGAGTTACTGGTGGTGGTGGAGCAGGTGGTGCTCTTTTATCTCAATGTAATCCTGTTGATGGAAACGCACCTTATTCAGTAACTGTTGGTGGAGGTGGTGCAGCTAAAACAAGTGATAATGTACAAGGTTGTAGTGGAAGCAATTCAGTTTTTGCAAATCCAGTATCCCCACAAACCGCAATAGGTGGTGGAGGTGGTGGAAGAAATTGTAGAGGAACTGGTAATCCAGATGGTCCAGGTAAACCTGGAGGATCTGGCGGTGGAGGTGGTGGTAAAGGTTGTGCTGCTGATGCTGGAGCTGGTGGAACAGCAACATCATGTCAAGGTAATGCAGGAGGAGCTGGAGCAAATCCAGGTGGTGGCGGAGGTGGTGGCGGTGGAGCTAACGCTGCTGGAACTAACGCTCCTGGCACAAATTGTGGTAAAACAGGTGGAGCAGGTGGAGCAGGAAAAGATTTTAGTCCTATATTTTCAGGAACACCAAATTGCGGTGTTTATGCTGGAGGTGGAGGAGGTGGTCCAGGTTTTGCACCTACATCAGGAACTACTGCAGCTGGAGGAACAGGGGGAGGTGGAGCATCTCAATCAGGAGGTTCAACACCTGCAACATCAGGAACAGCTAATACTGGAGGTGGTGGAGGTGGAGCTGGTGGTGGAACTCCAGGAAACTCAGGAGCAGGTGGTTCAGGAATAGTTATTGTAAAAGAAATAAATAAAGCTTCAGGAGTTTGGAATTTAAGTGATCAATTTGATGCACTAGAAGGAGGCACATGGCCTTCAAGAATTATTAGTACAGATTATATGGTAGTTGCTGGTGGTGGTTCCGGTGGTGGTGGAGCTCCAGGTAACAGAGCAGGTGGTGCAGGTGGTGCCGGAGGTTATCGTGCATCAGGATATGGACCAAGTCCACTTCAAGGTAGTGCGTTAAGTTTAGGTTTAGGGACTTATCCAATTACAGTAGGGGGTGGTGGTGCTGGTGGTGCTGGTACGGGCCAAGATGATGGTAATGATTCAATATTTTCAACAATTACATCCGCAGGTGGAGGATCAGGAGGAACAGGAAATGCTGGTGGTTCTGGTGGTGGTAAAGCTACTACAGGTAGCCCTCCAGGTCGTGCTGGTAACACTCCTCCAACGGATCCCCCACAAGGTAATCCTGGTGGAGGTGGATTTAGTGAAGGAACTGTTCCAGGAGTTTTTGCTGGTGGTGGAGGTGGTGGAGCTACAGCAGCTGGAAGTAATGCTCCTCCAAGTGCAGGTGGTGCTGGAGGTGCAGGCGCACCAAATAATATTTTTAGTCAATTATGTGCAACAACTTACGCTGGTGGTGGAGGTGGAGCAGCCCAAGGTGATGGAAAAACTGCTTCTCCTGGAGCTGGTGGAGCTGGTGGTGGAGGTGCAGGTGGTAAATCAAATACTGCTCCTTCAACAAGTGCTGGAACCGCAGGAACTACTAATACTGGTGGTGGCGGTGGTGGAGCTGCAAATGACAATGGACCTGGAGGAGGAGTAACTTCAGGAGCAGGTGGTTCAGGAATTGTTATTGCACGATCAGGCCCAGGGTGCGGAGTTTTCTTTACAACATGTAGTGCGTGTGCACCTGTTGTAACTACAGATGGATTAAACATGATTGCACAATTTAAAGCATCTTCAAATTTAAATATTACAGATAGAGGATGCGGAACAGAATTAGATTATTTAGTGGTAGCAGGTGGTGGTGGCGGTGGATCTGATAATGCAGGTGGTGGTGGAGCCGGTGGTCACAGAACATCTTTTCCAGGTGGAACAAAATTAGTTTTAGCTCCAGGCCCACATGCAGTTACGGTTGGTGGTGGTGGTGCTGGCGGAGCTAGTGGTTCTCCAGGAAATGCTGGGTGCAATGGAACAGATTCAAAAATAGGATATATGACTGCAACTGGTGGTGGCGGTGGTGGTGGAAGATGTAATAACAATGCTGGAAGAGGAGGTTCTGGTGGTGGAGGATCTGGAACTACTACAAGAAATGGTGGATTTGGAAATGCACCATTTGTTACAAGTCCAGCTCAAGGAAATCCAGGTGGAGTTGGTGGTGGAGGCCCTACTTACGGAGGTGCTGGTGGTGGAGGTGCTAATGCAACTGGTAGTAATGGTGTTTCTAATCCCGGAGGAAAAAATGGTGGCGATGGTGGAGCAGGTGTAGCAAACTCTATAACAAATGCTTCAGTTACAAGAGCTGGTGGTGGAGGTGGTGGTACTTCTGCTTCAGGAACCGGAGGTTGTGGTGGAGCTGGTGGTGGTGGAGATGGAGTAGATTATCCTTCAGGTAATGTCCCAGATTCTGTAGGAACTGTAAACACTGGCGGCGGCGGTGGCGGCGGTAGTAGAGGCGGACCTAATTATGGTGGTGGAGCAGGTGGATCAGGAACTGTTATTTTTAGAGTACCTGGACCTTTAGGACCTTCATTTACTGTAGCACCAGGAACTAATACAAAAGCAACATTACCAGGGCCTGCAGGAGGTTGTACTGTTATGACATATACAGTAACTGGAACGTTGACAATAAGTTAAAATTAAAATATAAAATATAAATTTAAGGAGTATAAATATGGCACATTTCGCAGAACTTAAATCAGAAGTAGATCCAACAGGACACACTACTGATACACATCAAGTAGTACAAAGAGTAGTTGTTGTAGGCAATGATATTGCTGCAGGCGGCGGAACTCTTGGAGATAATGATATGCATGTTGATGGAGAAACATGGTGTTCAAATTTCTTTAAAGGTGGAAGTTGGAAACAAACTTCTTACAATCATAATTTTAGAAAACAATATTGCGGTAAAGGCTTTGTATATGATTCCGTAAAAGATAAATTTTTAGCTCCACAACCTTTTAAATCATGGTCATTAGATGCAAGTGACGATTGGCAATCACCAATTGATAGACCATCAATTACAGAAGAAGGTGATGTAAGATACATGATTTCGTGGAACGAAACAAAATATCAAGCTGACAACACTAAAGGTTGGGAAGCTACAAAATCAAACGACAACGCGGAAACACCTACCAAATACGATTGGAATGGCACAGCTTGGGTGTCCGAATAGGAGACTCAAATGGCCAGATCAAATGGCGGCATAATCGGTAAAGTAAAAGTTATCAATACACCACAAACAACTACTACCACTTTTACATCATCAGGTACTTTTCAAAGAAAAAATTGTACATCAACTGTACCTGAAATAATGGTAGTCGCTGGTGGTGGCGGTGGTGGTAGAGCTCCAGGTGGTGGAGGAGGTGGTGGAGGTTATAGAACTGATACTTGCGTTTCAATAGCTCCTAGTGTTCCAGTTATAGTAGGTGGTGGAGGTGCTGGTGGATCTAGTTGTAATGGAGTACCGGGCACTGATTCAAGTATACAAGGTTCTTTAACATCTACTGGTGGTGGAGGTGGTGGATCATCAAGACCAGGACCACAACCACAAGCTGGTTTACCAGGTGGATCAGGTGGTGGAGGATCAGGATCTCCTGGTGCAGCTGGTACTGGTAATACTCCTCCTACAAGTCCCGCACAAGGATTTCTTGGAGGAACTGGATGTAATTGTAATGCTACAACAGGTGGTGGTGGTGGAGCAACAGAAGCAGGTGTTAATGCATCTTCTCCTGCATCAGGTAGAGGTGGTGCTGGAGCATCGAATGACATTACAGGATCAACTCTTTCATACGCTGGAGGTGGTGGTGGTGGAGTTTGGGAATCTAAAACTACTGGAGCTGCTAGTCCTTGTGGAACTGGTGGAGCAGGTGGAACTTCTAATCAAAACGTAGCTGGAACTGCAGGAACAACAAACAGAGGCGGTGGTGGAGGTGGAGCTAGTTCTAGTGGAAGTGTACCATACGTAGCTGGAGGTGCAGGTGGACCAGGTGTAGTAGTTATAACAGAATTAACACCTAAATGTGCATCAGGTGTCTGGTCAATGCAAAGTGTATTTCAATCAACAAAATGTGGCATATGGCCTTCAAGAACAATAGCAACAGATTATATGGTAGTCGCTGGTGGTGGTGCTGGTGGTTCAGAAATAGGTTCTAGTACATCAGCTGCAGGTGGTGGAGCTGGAGGTTATAGAACTTCTGGTTATGGCCCAAGTCCATTACAAGGTTGTGCTTTAGATTTAGGTATAGGAACATATGCAGTCACAGTTGGAGGTGGTGGTACAGCACTTACAAGTGGTTCTTGTACTGCAGCACCTGGAAGTGGTTCTAACTCAGTTTTATCAACAATTACATCGACAGGTGGTGGTGGAGGTGGAACTACTACTCCATCAGGCGCTGGAACTGCTGGTGCTCCAGGAGGATCTGGAGGTGGTGGAACTTATAGTTGTTCTAATGCGGGTGGAACAGGAAATGCTGGAGGATTTACTCCACCAGAAGGAAATGCTGGAGGAGCAGGAAATGGCACTTGGTATTCTGGAGGTGGTGGTGGAGCTACAGCTGCTGCATCAAATGCAGGTAGCTGTTCTACAGCTGGAGGTGCAGGCGCACCAAACAATATTTTAAATTTAGCATCTGCTACAACATACGCTGGAGGTGGTGGAGGTGGAGGTGTAACTTGTAGACCTGGAACTTCTCCGCCTGGTTCAGGTGGAGCTGGTGGTGGTGGAGCTGGAGGAGCTGGACAAAATGCTGGTACAGCAGGAACGACAAACACTGGTGGTGGAGGTGGTGGAGCTGGTAATAGATATCCTCCAGGAGCTAATCTTATTGGTGGAGCAGGTGGTCCAGGTATCGTGGTTGCTAGAGCACCAGGAAGCGCAGGAATTTATTTTACAACATGTAGTACATGTGCACCAGTTACTTCTCCAGATGGAACAAACCAAATTGCAAAATTTAAAGCATCAACAAATTTAAATATTAACGATACAGGATGTGGTGTAGCATTTGATTATTTAGTAGTAGCAGGTGGTGGAGGTGGTGGATCTAACTACGCTGGTGGTGGAGGAGCTGGAGGATATAGATCTTCTTTTCCAGGCGGTACAAAATTATATTTAAGTCCAGGACCAAATGCAATTACAGTTGGTGCTGGTGGAGCTGGTGGTACTTCCCATGGAAGAGGATCATCAGGAACAGACTCAAAAGCTGGATATATATTTACAAGTGGTGGTGGAGGTGGTGGCTCTGCTAATACTGGACCTTTAGTAGGAATTACAGGAGGATCTGGAGGCGGAAATGCTAATGATGCTACTCCTTTTCCTGCAACAGCAGGTAATGTAGAGCCCACAAGTCCAGTTCAAGGTTTTGCTGGTGGTAAAGGTAGAGTATCTGGTACTAATGGAGCCGGCGGAGGTGGTGGAGCACTCGCTGTTGGAGGTGATGGTGGTGGTCCTTCAATTAATTCAGGAGATGGCGGAGCTGCTGCTCCTAATGCAATTACCGGAACTGCCGTATCTTATGCTGGTGGTGGAGGAGGTGGTGCACAAAATCCACCGTCTCAACCTGGAGCTGGTGGAACAAGTCCCGCTGGTGGAACAAGTGGTGGTGCAGGAGGTGCAAACTGTGCTTCTAACGGTGTAGCTGGAACAGCAAATACAGGTGGTGGTGGCGGTGGAGGTGGTTGTGGAAATCAACCAGCTGGACCAAGAACTGGAGGAGCAGGAGGTACAGGAATAATTGTATTACGAGCACCTGGACCTTTAGGACCTTCATTTACTGTAGCACCAGGAACTAACAGTAAATCAACATTACCGGGCCCTGCAGGAGGGTGCACTGTAATGTCGTTTACGGTAACTGGAACGTTGACAATTTCATAATAGACGTTATATTAATTGCATAAAGAGATATGCAACTTACATCTTATTATTGGTATTTTCAATCAGCAATACCATCACGTATTTGTGATGACATTGTTAAGTATGGTAAATCTATACAAGACCAAATGGCAATAACAGGTGGTTATGGTGATAAAAAATTAAATCAAAAAGAAATAAAAGATTTAAAACAAAAAAGAGATTCTAATATTGTTTGGATGAATGATAGGTGGATATATAAAGAAATACAACCTTATATTCATCAAGCAAATGCAAACGCAGGTTGGAATTTTCAATGGGATTTTTCTGAGTCTTGTCAATTTACAAAATATACTAAAGGTCAATTTTACGATTGGCATTGTGATGGGTGGGATAGACCTTATCAAAGACAAGAAGGAGATCCATCAAATGGTAAAATTAGAAAGCTATCTGTTACTGTTACTTTATCAGATCCAAAAGATTATAAAGGCGGTGAATTAGAATTTGATTTTAGAAACTTAGACCCAGATAAAAAACCTAATATTAGAAAATGCACTGAGATATTACCTAAAGGATCTTTAGTTATATTTCCTGGTTTTGTATGGCATAGAGTATGTCCAGTTAAAAAAGGGACAAGACATAGTTTAGTTATTTGGAATTTAGGATGGCCATATAAATGAAAAATAAAAAATTAAAACAAAAACAAAGAAAACAAAGAAAAGATCAAGCATCTTATCCACAACAATTACAAGTAGAAGAATATTTTAAATGTCCTATTTGGTTTGCTGATGTTCCTGAATTTGTTAAAGATTTAAATAAAGCATCAGATAAATACATAGAAGCGTCTAAAAAAAATTTAAAAGAAACAATAGATAAAAGAAATAAAGAGTTTGGAGATAAAGGAGATATGGGCCATGTATTTCATTCAACAACATTAATAGGTGATCCTAATTTTTTACAATTACAAAATTATATAGGAGCAACATCACATAATTTATTAGGTGAAATGGGTTTTGATTTAACTAATTATCAAGTATTTACTACAGAATTTTGGGTACAAGAATTTGCAAAAAAAGGTGGCGGACATCATACATTACACACTCATTGGAACGGACATATATCAGGTTTTTATTTTTTAAAAGCCAGTGAAAAAACATCGATGCCATTGTTTGAAGATCCAAGAGCAGGTAATGTTATGAATTTATTACCAGAAAAAGATAAATCAAAAATTACACATGCAAGTTCACAAATACATTATAAAGTTAAACCAGGTCGTATAATATTTTTTCCATCTTATATGCCTCATCAATATATAGTTGATATGGGGTACGAACCGTTTAGATTTATACATTTCAACTGTCAAGCCATACCGAAAGGAGTATTAAATGTCATTCAAAAAAAATAAATACAGTGTTTTAAAAGGAGCTATTTCTGAAGAAATAGCAGATTTTTCTTATGCTTATTTTCTTAATAAAAGAAAGGTAGCTAGGTTTTTATTTGATCAAAAATATATATCACCTTTTACTGAATACTGGGGAGTATGGAATGATCACCAAGTTCCTAATACTTATTCTCATTATGGAGATTTAGTAATGGAAACTTTATTACAAAAAGTAAAACCCGTAATGGAAAAACACACCGGCATTAAATTAAGTCCTACATATTCCTATGCAAGAATTTACAAAAAAGGAGATGTGTTAGCTAGACATAAAGATAGATATTCATGTGAAATATCTACAACTTTAAATTTAGGTGGCGATTCATGGCCTATTTATTTAGATCCTACCGGTAAAAAAGGACAAGCTGGAATTAAAATAACTTTAGATAAAGGAGACATGTTATTATATTCTGGTTGTGACTTAGAACATTGGCGAGAAGAATTTACTGGTAAAGATTGTGGACAAGTATTTCTACATTACAATAGAAAAGGTTCTAAACTAGCTAAAGAAAACGAATTTGATAAACGTCCTTTCATAGGACTACCTGCTTGGTATAAAGACTTTACATTACCTAAAAAATAGTCTATACATTAGGCTTGCAGGGGGATGATCCACCACAGATTCCCTCTGCTTTAACCATTTGAATTCCCTACAAATCTGATATAAACCTTATAAAAGGATTTTTATATGCTACAGAAAATAGCTTTTTTACCAGGATTTAATAAACAGGTTACACCTACAGGAGCCGAGTCTCAATGGACAGGTGGAGAAAATGTTAGATTTAGATATGGCACTCCTGAAAAAATAGGAGGATGGAAGCAATTAGGAGAAAGTAAACTTACTGGTGCGGCAAGAGCATTACACCACATGATTAGTAATGACTCTCAAAAATACGCTATCATTGGAACAAACAGGATTCTATATGCTTACACAGGTGGTGTTTATTATGACATTCACCCACTAGTTAATCCATCAGGAACAGCTATCTCTAATGCTTTTAGTACAACTAATGGTCAATCTGTTGTAACTATTACAGCTTCGTCTCATGGCTTTCAAGCTGGAGACATATGTTTATTTGGCAACGCATCTACTTTTAGTGCAATTACTAATTCTAATTATTCATCAACTACTTTTTGTGACAAAAAGTTTATGGTTACTGAAATAGTGGATGCTGATAATTTTAAAATTACAGTTGATAGTAATGAAACAGGAAGTGGAGCTACTACTTCTGGAGGAATTACTTATTTTAGATATTATCATGTAGGACCAGCTGAACAAGTTGGTGCTTATGGATGGGGTATATCGTTATACGGTGGTAAAGTATTAGGTTCTACAACAACTACATTAACAGCTCCAGGCTTAGGCGACAACGCTTTTGGAACAGGTGGATCAGGAACTACAGTTAATGTTGGAAGCACAACTGGTTTTCCTTCTTCAGGAACTAATTATTTTCAAGTAGGCACCGAAGAAATTTCTTACACAGGTGTAACAGCAACAAGTTTTACCGGTATAACTAGAGCTGCTAGAGGATCAACTAGAGCTGCTCATAGCGGAGGAGCCACTGTTACCAATACATCTAGTTGGACTGGATGGGGTTCTGCAGCTGCTAACACAGACAAAGTTACTGACCCTGGACTATGGTCATTAGATAATTTAGGTGGAACTCTTATTGCTTTAATTCATAATGGTCCTGTATTTGAATGGGATTCAAATGCAACAGATCCTACAGGAACAAGAGCAACGATTGTAACTGGTGCACCAACAGCGTCACGTGACATGTTAGTATCAACACCCGATCGTCACTTAGTTTTATTTGGCACAGAAACTACAATTGGAAACACAGCTACTCAAGATGAAATGTTTATTAGATTTTCAAACCAAGAAGACATAAACACTTGGGCACCAACAGCAACCAATAGTGCTGGTACACAAAGACTGGCCGCCGGATCACGGATCATGGGAGCTAAACTTGGTAGAAATGCAATTTATGTATGGAGTGATACTTCTTTATTTACCATGAGGTTTGTTGGAACTCCGTTTACGTTTGCTTATGAACAAGTTGGAACTAACTGTGGGTTAATTGGAATGAATGCAGCGGTTGAAGTGGATGGTGCCGCGTATTGGATGTCTGATAATGGTTTCTTTAGATACACTGGTAAACTAGAATCTATGGACTGTTTAGTTGAAGACTATGTTTACGATGATTTAAATACTACATCTAATCAATTAGTATATTGTGGAATTAATAACTTGTTTGGAGAAGTAATGTGGTTCTATCCAACATCTACATCTAACGTTACAGATAGATCTGTGTTCTATAGTTATTTAGATTCAACATCTCAAAGACCAATTTGGTACACTAATGCTAGTTCTTTATTTAAAAGAACAACATGGGCTGATTCTGCTGTTTTTGGTTTACCTCATGCTACTTCATACGATGCTGGAACAGATACATCGTTTGATGTAGTTGGAAACACTGAAGGCACTACAATGTATTATGAACATGAAACAGGAGTTAATCAACAATTATCAGGTTCTAGTGCTACAGCAATTGCTGCTAACATAACGTCAGGTGATTATGATATTACACAAAAAGTAATTAGAGGTGCAGCTACTTCTCTTGCTGATTTAAGAGGAGACGGAGAATTTATAATGAGAGTAAGTAGAGTTGTACCTGATTTTATTTCTCAAAGTGGTGATGCTATTATTCAATTAGATTTAAGAGACTATCCTAATGATAGTTCTTCTAGTTCTTCATTAGGTCCTTTTACAGTTACAACAACTACTAAAAAAATAGATACACGTGCAAGAGCAAGAGCTGTAGCTTTAACAATATCTAATACTGCTGTTGATTCTAATTGGAAACTAGGAACATTTAGATTAGATATACATTCAGGGGGAAGAAGATAATGGCAAAGATAGTACAATCATTAACAAGAGCTAGTAAAGAATATGAAGAAGATGTGGCACAGTCTTTAGTAAGAGATTTAGATGCTGTGTTAGAAAAATTAAATAGTACTTTTCAAGAAGAATTAAAACAAGAGATAGAAGCTAAAAGCTTCTTTATGGAATAATGGCTGTTATAAATATATATGATTTTTATGGTAAAAGCACAACAAGTGCTGATTCAAATATAGCTTTGTTATCTCCTGCAGCTAATGAAACATACATTATTAAATCTATTAGAGTAACTAACAAATCAGGATCCAATACTCCTACTATTAGTATAACTAATAATGCTTTTTTTGTAACACACACTCAAACACTAGCTACTAATGCAAGCGTTGAATTAATTAGTTTACCTTTAGTAGTGGTAGGAGGAACTATTTTAAAATATAGTACAGCAGGAACAGTAAGTGATGGTGTGGATATTGGAATTAGTTATTTAAATATTAAAAAAGAGGTAACCACCTAATGTTAGAACTAACACCAGAAAAAATAATAACAACACTTAAGAACAAAAAAACAGGGGAAACTTACCCTGATGAGGACGCTTTAAAAGCGGCAAATATACCAGAAGAAGACATTCAAAGAGATGTCAGAGTTATCATGCCAGCTATTGATTTGTTCTCAAAAACAAAGTAAACTAATAAACTCAGGAGATTTAATATGTTTAAAGAAAAATTCACAGAATCCATAGAAGCCGGCGCACCTAGTATTAAGTACAATAGAGGAGATGTAAGAATGGGCCAAGGTCAAGAAGACCAAAGATCCATGCAAGTAGCGGCTGAAATATGGGAGCAAATGGAACCCCAACAAAAAGTACAGTTTGGAAACTTTGAAAAATTTTATCAAAGCGGAATCTGGAGACAGATTTTAGCTCAATTACAAGAAGACCAACAACAAGAAGGTATCGCTTCACAAATGCCTAGAGAAATGATGGAAGAACAAGTTAGCATGAGTGAAAGAATGCCAGCTGCATTGGGTGGAGACATGGACATGGAAATGAGTATGAGAGAAACAATTGATACTCCTACAGGAATTGAAACAATTAAAGAAAAAGACACTATGAAGATGGCAGGTGGTGGAGCAAGAGGATGGAAAGCGCAAATGTTGGCTGAAGATTTAGCGGAGGAAAAATATGGAAAAGAATTTTATGATCTTACGCAAGAACAACAAATGGAAATTTATACTATAGCGCTGGACATGGTAGACACTGGAGGAGAGTAACCGTGCCATTCAAATCAGAGAAACAAAGAAGATATTTATTTGCTAACGAACCAGAGATTGCAAGAGACTGGGCCGATACCTATGGAAGTAGAATTCAAAAAAGAAGAGGTGGTATTCTAGGAAGTAATGCTGGCTCCATGTTAGTAACACCTACTAGAGATGGAACTAGACCAGGATACTATGGACCTGATGAAGGACACTATAATGATCCGGGAACTGGTGGTTTTAGTGGTGCTGACTGGGGAAGTTCTTCAGGTGGAGAATTTGATACCTCACCGTCAACATCATCATCAAGTAACAATAATCAAGGCGCGGTAACATCAGATGCAGGTTGGGCAAATGTTCAATCTCCAGAAAGTTTTAACCCACCAGGGTGGCAAACGTCTGATAATAATCAATACATTATTCAAGGTGGAGAGACATGGCAAGGTAAAACAGATAAACAAGTAAAAAAAGATATTAAAGACAGAAAAGATCAAGAACTTATAGACGCCGGTGCTGATAAAAATAATGATGGTAAAGTAAGCTGGCTAGAAAAACATAACCTAACATCCAGAAATAAAAGAACAACTCATTACCAAAAACGAGCTCTTAACAATATACGTAATAAATTAAAATTAGCTGGAATAGATATAAGTGGTATTAATTCTCTTGCTGATATTCAAGCTTGGTATAATGATCAAATGATTAAAGAAGGTGGTACCCAAGCTGACATAGCAGCAACTTTCAAAGACCTAGGCTATAAAAATCCTGCTTCTTTCGATAAATATAATCATGAAATGTGGAATAAACTTACAGGAGAAACAGGATACATACCTACGTCTCCGTCATCATTTAAACATCCATTACTAGATAAAATGGGTTTTTACAAAAAAGGAATATCTCTTGATGAAATACAAAGAGATATAGATAGAGCAAACTTTATAGGCACTGAAGAAGATTTAGCAATGAATTGGGTAGATAGAATGAAATTACATTCACCTCAACAATATGCAAGTTACATGGGAGGTATGGATTACAATCCAAGAACAGGAGTGTTTACTCAAAGAGATGGTGGTGGCGGTGACAGTAGTAATTTTCCTGTAAGGAAGCTTCCTTATATTCCAGGTGATGACGATCCAAGTGATGGCGATCCAGATGACGGCGGTGGCGGCGGCGGTGGCGGCGGAGTTGCTAGCACTGTTTATCCATATCAATTTTATGGTCAACCAGATTACCCAACAAGTGCTACTTTTAAATCTTATTTAGCTAGAGGTGGTAGAGTACCAGCAGCTTTCGGTGGTATCATGGATACAAATACTGGAAGAAGAGGATATTTTTTAGGTAGTATTGGAGATGCTATTGGAGATGCAGTAGGTGGTGTTGCTAAAGCAGCAAAAAAAGTTTTAAAAAGTCCAATAGGTAAAGCAGCAATGCTGTATGCTGGTGGGGTATACTTAGGTGGAGGTGATATTTTTTCAGCGGGTTCATATAATCCTGCAAAATTTTTAGGTAAAAAAGGATACTTAGCAAACATAGCAGGAAAAGCATTATTAAAAGATCCTACTAGAGGTTTTGGAGTTAAAGACAATTTAAGTCTAGGTAAAATGTTAGGTATATCAGCAGCGTTACCTTTTATTCCAGGTCTTAACAAAGTACCAGAAAACGAAGACATTGGTATGGCTGACCGAGGTGGAAGATTAGTTAATCCATTGACACAAGAAGAAGATACCCCACAAGGAATTCGAACAAGTTTAAATGCAGCTATTGAAGAAGCTGGCAATGATCCAAATAAAATAGCAGCTATCAATGCAGCGTTTCCTTTTTTAAATTTAGGAATCCCAGCACCTTATGAAAATTATGCAGTAGCTAAAGATGGTGGAAGAATAGGTTATGCAGGTGGTGGAAATGGAAACCCATTACCTGAAGATCCAACAAAACCAATTAATCCTTTTGCACCAAAACCAACAGGACCAGTATTACCTAATAAAATGATGGCTTCTTATGGTTATGACGATGCAATGGGTGAATCTTTTGATGAATTTTTACGTCTTAAAAAATTAGACTTAATTCCTGAGGATTTGGATTTTGATGAGTGGTTAGAGATGCAAGATGTCGAAAGACATTCGAAACTTCTATCTCAACCAAGAATGATGGCTCAAGAAGGTGGGCTCATGGACCTTGGAGGCATGGAAAAAGATTACAGAAACGAAGGAGGCTTTGTCGCTTTAGGT